AGGAAGCTAGGGCAGAGATCAATTGGTCTTCTCCTTATGCAAATTGTTGGGGATGTAGATCAAGATAAACTTTTCCTAATGATGAAAGAGGCCAAGTTAAAACAAGATGAAATTGAAATGGAGCTAAAACGCCAAGACGATATAGACGAAGAGATAACCTCTGAGTTACCCTCAATAGGAAGTTACATTTAACTAGGAGTAGAAAAATGAAATGGATGAAAAGAAAATATATGTTAGAATATCCACTACCAGGTGCAGCTCAAAAAGCTGATATGTCAGGAGTGGTTCAAGATAAACCTTCACTAGCAGATGCGATTGGAGAACCTAATCCTGATGAGCATGGTGTAACAGGCCCACAAGATGAAGATCCAGGAAAAGCTGTTGGCGTGGTTCCAGGCCAAGAACAAAAAGATGAAGCACTTAAAGAGATTCAATCCTCAGAAAAACCAGAGGAAGAAGAGGATCCACAAGATAATTCGGATGAGGAAGAAGTAGAGTTTGAAGAATTTGAAATATCACTTAGTGAGGATTCACCAATCTCAGAAGAAAAGTTTAATGAACTTATGGATTTTGTGGAGGCCAAAAACTTTTCAGAGGAAGAGGCAAAGCAATTCATAAAGATGCAAGAAGATGCCTTCACTCTTAGTAAGGATATTGTAACATCTGAGATTAGGGCCAAAGCAGAAGCAGACCGAGAGGCATTAATTAATGACCCCCTCCTAGGAGGATCAGAGGAAAAATTTGCTGAGTCTTTAAAAGTTATGTCAAAACCCGTTGAGGCTTTTGGTGATGAACAGTTTAATGAGCTGCTAAGATCTGATATTGGGAATAATCCAGCACTCGGAAGATTTCTATTTAACCTCGGTAAGGCTATGGAATCAGAAGGTTTTCATGGAAAAGGAGGGGAGTTCAAGTCTGAGAAACCAAACCCTCTAAAAGTTTTATACCCTGGAATGTTTGAAAAGGCTTGACGAGATACTGGAATCCGTTAATATAAATACTAAAGAATGTTGTAACTAAACTTTGCAAAGGAAATATTATGCCCGCATTAATATCAAAGAACCCAACCCTAGTAGACTTGATGGGTATGCCAGGAATGGAAGCAGCAGGTGAGATCATCAACCTTCTTCAACAATTCAATCCAATCCTTCAAGATGCACCCGCATTTGAGTGTAATAACGGATCAAGACATAAGACTACTGTGAGAACAGGACTTCCTACACCAGCATGGGGTAAGTTGTATAAAGGTCTTCAACAGTCAAAAGGTCAGAGACAATCAGTAGAAGATACTACAGGATTTCTCGAATCAGCAGCTAGTGTTGATCAAAGACTTGTAGATATTGTTGAGAAGGCAGAAAAGAAAGCATCAATTAGATTAGAAGAAGCAGAAGGTCATCTTGAGGCTATGGCCCAAGAAATGGCAAGAGGTTTATTCTACCATGATACAGCGGTTGATCCTGAGAAACCTATGGGATTTGCTCCACGTTTTAATAGCACTACTGCTCAAAATGGTAAGCAAATTATCAGTGGTGGTGGAGTTGGAGCTGACAACACTTCAATCTGGATGATTACTTGGGATAAGAAAACTAATCATTTACTATACCCAGAAGGATCTCAAGCAGGTATCAAACGCCAAGATCGAGGAATCCAAAAAGTATTTGATGTTGATGGAAATCCATACTACGCGTATGAAGAAGATTTTATCTGGCACACTGGTCTTTCAGTTCGTGACTGGAGATATGTTGTTCGTATTCCTAATATTGATGTTAGCCTTCTTTCAATTGATGCTTCTACAGGAGCAGATTTAATTGAAAGAATGACTCAAGGACATTACCAACATTATGGCAGACGATCTGCAATTGGTAAGACAATGATGTATGCAAATACAAACATTGTTAAATATTTAGACTTTCAATCTCGTAATGCTGTTGCAAACCTCTTCTTAACTTTTGGGGAAGCAGGGCCTAACGCAGAGGAAGTTCTCAAGTTTAGAGGTATGGCCATCAGAGAAACTGATGCACTTCTAAATACGGAAGCAGTAGTTTTATAATCTAAGGGAGAAGGAAACTTCTCTTTTATTTTTGTTTAGATAATTGAAAAAGGTCTAGGAGGCCCAAAATGATAATGGATAAAAGATCACTACTTTCTGACAAGCAGGCGATTGTTGCTTCTGCTCCATCGACTGACCACTTAGATCTTGGTCTTGAGGGTGTCATGTTTGATGGTACTCAGATCTTGAAAAGAAAAGGTGTTGCGGAGGACATCCCTCTATACATCGGAGTTAACCAAACTTTTGATGCTCTAACATCTCTAACAATTGAGATTGAAGAGTCAGCAGTTAATACCTTCGTTGGTGCAACTAAAGTTCTCAGTGTTGTAGTTCCTCTTGCTGAGTTAAAAGCTGGATACATCTTTCCAGTAGATAAACTTCCAAGAAAGATTACAAAACAATTTCTAAGATTTAACTACATTGTTACAGGTGCAGCCCCTACAGTAGGTCAGATTTCTGCTGGATTCGTTGCGGCAGTTGATGGGATGAACAAAAGCGGATTCTAATAATTAGATTCCGCATTTTAAGTATATTTTCTAGGAGTAGAAACAATGGAAGCAAGTGATTTAAAAAAGAGAATCCGAGTAATGGTAATGGAGGAAGGCTACTACGATGGTCGAATCTGTACCAATGGGGAAATTATATCTGTAGAAAGATTTCAATTTAGCCCAACTTGGATGGTTGCTATTGATGAAAAAGATGAAGCCTTAAAAACTCAACCTAAGAAATTAGATGCTGACACTGTTAAGAAAGCATTTAGTAGAGCGGGTGAAGGGTTTAAGGAAGCTGAAAAGACTAAAGACTTCCCTGTTCTAGGAAAGAAAGAACTTGAGGAAGCCTCTAACTCAGGTGCGATAGATCTCAGTGGTGACTCTTCTGAGGATGTTTCTGAGTCTGATACACAAGATAATCTTGAGGGTGCAGGCTCTCTTATCTAGGAGAAGTAGATGTCCCTTTTTGACGCTGACATATCAAACCTCGCGCTCGGTATGCTTGGGTCAACCCTAACAATTTCAAATATTTCTTCTGACACTTCTGCCCAGGCTAAGGTTGTCAGAAGAAATTTTAAGTCATCCCTTGAGACCCTCTTAGAGAGATATGAGTGGGGATTTGCAACTAAGATTGAAAGATTAATTTTAAACTCTGAGGCACCTAATAATGGTGTCTATGGTTTCTCTTATAGATGCCCTAGTGATTGTCTAGTGATCCGAAAGATTGGGGTTGAGCAGTCTCTCCAGCAGACAGAAGACTTTGAGGATGAGAGGATTAAGTTTGAGGAAGTCTATGATCCGAATGGAACTTTAATCTATACTAATCTTGGAGATGCCTTTGCAAGGTACACACGTAATGTTGGGCAGGAAATTTCTTTCCCAAACCACTTCGGAAGGGCACTGGCCGCACAATTAGCACTCGACATTGCCCCGAGTATTATCACAAATAACTTTGCCAAGGTTCGAAATGTTCTACTTATTGACGCCGAAAGGAAGATTAATGATGGAATTGCAGCGGATCTTAACCGAAAGCCCCGACCAGAGGCTTCCCCTTCAAGGTTTGTTCGTGTAAGATAGTCGTATGGCTACTCGAAAAATCATATCATTTGAAAATGGTGAGATATCCCCCGCGTTAAGATTCAAAACAAATATTGCAGCTTTTGCAACGGGACTCTCTAAACTATTAAACTTTACTGTTAGAAAGTCTGGAGGGGTTTCAAACCGCCCAGGGTTTATTCATGTAGCAACATCTAAGTTACAGCTTGCTAATAACCCCCAGGGATCTGTTAGAATTGCAGGTGCGCAAATTGCACTTGAGGGTAAGGAGTCAGTTGAAGGTGGTACTGTTTTCGTAATTCCTTCTAAGGCCGGAGAATCTACAGAAGTTATATCTTCAAAACCACATGATATTTTTCAAATTGCAAGTGACAAGGATAATAGAAATCTTAAAGTCAGCCAGTCTGGGTCTGATATTGTTTTTTCAAATGGAGAGGATCACTGGGCGTACACTCTCAACTCAAGATTTTCTAATGGAATATTCATTGACACAGCATTGACTCCATCAGGTGTAATACTCCCAGGAATCCCTATAGCAGTATCTGGTAGTATTGTTACATCAGGTGCATTAATTGGTAGTAAGATACCAGTATCCTACAGGTACTACCAAGTTTTAAAGACAGGGGAAGAAGTTCTTTATGCAACCCTTGACATCCAGGCACCTATTGCAACGAGTCAGCCTCTCCTTCCTGTCAATAACGCATCTGGGAGTGCTCACAATTTAATAGTGGTAACACTCGCGGCTGATTCCAAGATTAAACACTATGCGATCTACCGATCTTCCCATGAGTTTAACAACCCAGATAGCTACAGTGGATGGGGTCTTGTTGGGAGGATACTCCCACCTGGTGCGGATACAGACATAACTTTTACTGATTATATTACTGATGCAGATTTTTCATCTCCACCGCCTGATCAAACATACTTATACGGAAATAATGGGGCAAGAGTTTTAACTTCTGCAAGATTAGTGGGTCACTTCCAGCAGAGAAGGTTAGTAATTCCAAACCCTAAAACCTCTGAGCTTCCCGAGGGGTCAATCATACTTTCTCGTGCAGGGTCAGCTAACCAACTAGATACTCAGATACTTTTCAGTCCTATTGGGGCGTTTGATTTCAATACTAAACTGGGAATTAAGAATAGGATAGTCGGGGTAATGGAGTTAGAAAGACTTGTAATCCTAACGACTGAGATGGTCTCTGT